CATGGTTCATGGCAGAAGCCGCATAACGCGCAAGCCCTCAGAAACGGGCTGATAATTATTACATGAGCGAAATAGACGAAGTTGAGCGTGGCCGTCAGGCTAACGCGATTGTAGAAAGCCCTGTCTATAAGGCGGCTTTCGATGGAATTAAACAGGAGTTATACCTTCAATGGCAGAACAGCGAAAACCAAGCGCAAAGAGAGCAGTTGTTCCTAGCGTGGCAGATGTTGGACAGGCTGAAGTCCTCGTTCAATCAGACGATGCGCAACGGGGAAGTGGCGTTGAAGATTCTGGATCAGAAGCGAAGCCTGCTCGAAAGAGTTGGACTGAAGTAAGCGCGATTCTCAAAGCAGCCGAGGGTGAGTTCACCCCTGTCACCCATGTGTATGTCGAAAGCCCGGAAACGGAAGTCTGGAACGGCATCTACGGTGGCGCAAAAGTTTACAAGGGCGACAACTATGCCGTCCTGAGCAACGGGAAGCGAATCCCGCTGTAACCAAATCCCCGCCATTTCGGTGGGGCGTATCACAAGGAAGTGAAATATGGCAGGCCAAGGTGAAAACCAGCCGACCGAAGGCGTGAATACCCTAGACGGTATTGCGGGTCTTTTGGACGGCGTTGAAGTCCCCGAAGAACTCGTGGAAACCGACAAAGCGGAAACTGAGGAAACGGGTGACGAGTCCGAATCCGAAGAAGAAGGGGAGGACGCGGAAGAGGCAGAACAGGATGACGAAGCTGAGGTTGAATCAGAGTCTTTCACCATCACCCATGATGGCAAGGAGATTCAGGTCAACAAGGCTGAGGCGATTGAACTGGCTCAGAAGGGTCTTGATTACACGAAAAAGACAATGGCACTTGCGGAAGAACGCAAGGCACTTGAGCCGATCAAGGCACAGGTGCAAGAGAAGCTGACTCAGCATGAGCAAGCTCTCAATGAAACATTGCACAGATTGCAAGCGGCGGCAGATTTCCTTGAATCGGAACTCGGTCAACCGCCCGCGCTGGAACTGGTGAACTACGATGCCAGCGCATATCTCGTCCAGAAGGAAGCCTATCAAGCCCGTGTAGATAAGTTAAAGAACACATACGGACAGATTCAGTACCTTTCCCAAGAGCAGAACCAATTACGGCAATCTCAACTCTTGGAACAAGCTAATGAAACTGAGAAGTATCTGGTCGAACATCTGCCTGGTTGGAAGGATGCGCCTGAAAAAGCATTGGCTGAACTGAACAGCTACATCAAGGAATACGGTCTGAGTCCGGAAACGACCAAAGAAGCCTATGTACAGAAAGGCTTGTGGGAAATTGCGCACAAGGCGCGAGAGTACGACAAGTTGATGTCAGAGAAAGCCAAGCTGACCCCGAAAGCAAATCTGCCAAAGGTGAACAAGCCTGCGGCAAACCACCAACCCGCAAATGTACGCCAGCAAGAGGCTTTCAAACGGTTCAGACAGAAACCGAGCCTCGAAACGCTGGCCGATCTTATCTAAAGGAATAGATTATGCCTGCTAATACCCTCGCCGTACCTTCCGTAGTGAAGGTCAAAGAAAATGTGCTGGAAGCCATCAACAACTACTCGGCTGATGACTCCCCGTTTACCTCCATGATTGGCTCGCAAGATGTGAGCAATGTCTACTTCGAGTGGCAGCGTGATGTGTACCGTGCCCCGGTGCTCACCAACGCCGCTGTTGAAGGTGCTGATGCCTCGTACAGCAGCCAAGTCCAGCCGGGCCTGCTGAACAACCGCACTCAGATTTATCAGGACACCCTGAGCATCTCGAACACCGCTGAAGCCGTCAAGAAGTATGGCCGTGACAAGGAATACAAGCGTCTTCTGGTGAAGAAAGCTGTTGAACTGAAGCGCGACTATGAAGCCAACTGCATCGCCTCCGGCGCAACCGTGACCGACAACGGCACGAACGCTGGTAAGCTGCGCGGTCTGGCTGGCTTCCTGACCAAAGGTTCGGTTGCTGCCGCTACCTCGGCTCTGCCTGACCCGACCACCAACACCGCCCCGAACAGCGGTGGTGCTGACCGTGCTCTCACCGAGGACATGATCAAGGCCGCCCAACAGTCGGCTTACGAGAATGGTGGTGACGGTGCTGTTCTGCTGTGCTCGCCGGCCCACAAAATCAAAATCAGCACCTTCGATTTTGGTGTGAGCCGTACCCACGAAGTGACCGCGAAAGCCGCTGACATTCAGCCGATTGCCTTCGACTTCATCCGTGGCGACTTCGGCATGATTAAGGTTGTGCCGAACCGTGTGATGGCTATCAGCGACCAGTCGCTCACCAACTCGCTGTACCTGATTGACCCGGATAAGTGCAAGAAGGCTTATCTGCGTAGTCTGGAAACCGAGAAGATGGGCATTGTCGGTGACAGCACCCAGTGGCAAATCCGCATGGAAGCCTCGCTGTGGATTGGCGATGAGCGTTGCATGTACCAAATCCGCGATATCACGACCTCTGGCTCGTAATCAAGGAACGAATTGGGGTGGGGCTTCGGCCTCACCCCTTTTCACATGACTATGAATAACACGACTACCACGATGTACGACACCGGGGACGATGAAGTCACCCTGGTCAAAGAATACCGAATGAGCGACATCCGCAAGGTTGTTGACCATTCCAAAGCAATGGCAAGCGCAGGCATGACCGAGAACTCGCACGGCGACAAGCTGGTTGCGTCCGTTCATCCCGCCATTATCATCGCTTGGCTGAACAAGCGTGGCCTGACCATGCAAGAGTTCATGTCCGGCGGCAACGACCTTGCCAAACAGTTTTTAGAAGATAGCGACAATTCCCAATTTCGGGTCTGGAAAGGAAAAATCTGATGCAATTCGCCAGCTACGCTGACTTCCGCGAGAAAACGCGCTCTCTCATCGAGGGTGACGAGATTGGCGAAACCTTCAGCACGACCACGCTGGATACCATCATCGGCATCGCAGAGAATCGCGTGTACCGCGAACTGCGTACCGAAACCATGTTCACCTCGGCTACCCTGACCACGGTGGCCAGCAACGCGCTTGCCCTGCCGACCAATATCGCCTCGCTGGATCGCGTCATCATCGGCGGCGACCAAGTGGAAGTGACCGACCTGTGGCGTCTGGAAGCCCTGAACGCCAGCGATGCCACGGCATCCGATACCCTCTACTGCGCCCGCAAGGGTAGCAACCTGATTTTCTTCCCCGAAGTGGCAGACTCCACCTCGATTACCCTCTATTACTACGCCCGTCCTACCGCAATGGCAGACGAAGCTACATGGGCGAACCAAACCACTCTTGCCCGCTATCCCGAAGTGTTCATCTACGCCGCCTGCGCCGAAGCCAGCCCGTTTCTGGGCGAGGACAACCGCGCTGTGATGTGGGAACAGAAGTACGCCAACGCCCTGCGTGATGCCAAGTCTGATGACCGCTGGCGCGTGTATAGCGGTAGCCCGCTTCGGGTGCGTACACGGTGAGATTACAGCCTGTTCCGCTAGTCGGCGGGTGCTACGCTGACGATACCAAGCCGTACTCGGCACAGGACTGCGTAAACTGGATTCCAGAACGCGCTGAGGTCGCTGGTGGACGCTCTGACGGTATGCTCAGGAACGCCCCAGGCGCGACCCTGTTCTCGACTGGCGGTAACCTTGTGCGTGGCCTTCGCAATGTCGAGGGAACGCTGTACGCGGTCATAGACACGGATTTAGTGCGTGTGGACACTTCGGGCAACCGTACCGTCCTCGGTACAGTCCCCGGCACTACGCGCTGTTCCCTGACCCACAACCAAATCACCAACGGCAACGAGGTGGTGGTGGTCAACGGGTCGCAGGGCTTCGTGTATAACTCCGCGACCAACCTGTTTGAGCAGATTACCGATGTGTCCTATCCGGGCGGCATCGTGGCTGACTACCTGAACCAATACATCCTGCAAGTCGAGCCGGGTCGCCGTTTCTGGTTTCACTCGGACTTGGTGAACGCCAAGGAATACATCAGCACCGACCAGTACGAGGGTGAATCGTCCCCTGACTTGATGGTGAGCCTGTTGGTTGACCATCAGGAAGTGTGGGTGTTCAACGAGCGTTCCATTGACATTTTCGTCAACTCGGTCAGCCCTGATACTGGTAATGCCTTTGAACGGGCGA